AACACGCCTATCCCTGTACTGATTAGCGCCCCCTTGATTCGTACCGCCGCCGCCTTCGTCGCTGCCACCATGTACGCCCACGTTCCTACCCAGAATTGCCCCGCCATCCCGGTTGATATCCGGAATGCGCTCATATTTGCATTCATTGTCTGCAGGCTGACCATCACTCCCGCCGCAGCTCGCATCGCCTGCACTCTCAGCACTGGAAACATCTTCATTCCCACAAACGCCAGCCGCGCCCCCAGGGCTCCCACCCCTAGCGCGGCTACGTGCATATTGCTGCCAAGTCCCACAAGAAACTCCATCGCCCCAGCCATCGCTCGCCCCGTCGCCGTAAACGCCGGCATGGCTTTCCCTATCAGGGTTATCATTCCCTCCATCTGTGGCTTAATCACTGGCATCAGCTGCTCCCCTATCTCTCGCAGCGCCATGTTCACGTTATCCTCCAGCGTGCTGTACAACCCGTCAAATGTCCGGCTGAGCTTTTCTGTTGCTCCTGCAAACTTTCCCGCACCGCTCGTCAGATGCTCCAGTGCTGCATTCAGATCTTCCACTGTCACCTCCCTCTGGCTGATCATCTTAAACACATCCGCAAACTCAATCCCCTTCAGCTCGGCTATCGTCCGCCGGATGGGTATCCCCACATTCTCCAGACTCTCTGCAACCTCGTTTGTCACTCCCGCGTTCATCGCCTTTGAATACACCTGGGCTATCTCCCCCATATTCTTCCCCGTGATCGCCGCCAGATTGCCTATCTGCTTCAACCTCTCCATCACCTCATCCGCCCCCATGCTGGTATTCGCCAGCATCACCTTCGCCGCCACGCTGATCTCATCCAGCGCAAACGGCGTCTCAGCCGCGTACTTATTCAACCGCTCCATGAACTCCCCTGCCGCTGCTGCACTCCCCATCACCACCTCGAAACTCAGCCCCAACTTCTCAAACTCTGCCGCCGGAGCCGTAAACGCAGAAAACGCGCTCCGGATACTCTCCCCAAAGCTCGCTATCCCCTGCACACCTATAAACATTCTCCCGATCCCATCCAGCTCCTCCTTGATTCGCGCCCCCAGCTTCTTCATCTCTTTGCCTGCCGCCGTCGCGTTGGCCGTTATCGTCAACTCTGCATCTGCACTCATTGCTCTTTTTTCCTTCCTTACTTTGTTTTTTTATGTCTTGCTTTTGCTTGATTTACCCTTAAAATCTTTCCGTGGCCTTCTTTGCTCCAGCTCCTGAGCCCTTGAGCCTTTATTCTCATTCCAGATTAAAGCGCTTGCAGACCATTGCTCACTGGCACCGCATGGCCTCCAATAACCAGGGTATGGACCGCGCTTTCTATGCTTCCCGCGCCCGTGAACACGCCTCTGATTTTATCCTTTTGCTCCAGTCCTGCCTGGCCGCGCTGGCTTCCCGTCCGGATTCCGCAACTCTCCGCGCCGCCATCGAACAGGATCTGGTCACCTGCCGCACCTTCCATGCCGCTGCTCTTTATCTCGATGCTCATCGCTGGGGCTCCTGATTATTTCCCTTTCAAAAAATTGCTTGCTTTATTCCACACTTCATCCGTGGCATTGCGGGCCACCAGCACACTCCGGCTCCCATTGCTCACACGCACCAGCACCTGTGCATCGCGCAGGCGCTTCCGCAGGTGCCGCAGATTCCAGAAACCGTCAGCCATGCAAGCCACCGGATCCCGGTTATCATCCCGCCCGCACCAGGCATCATCCATGAACCGGGCCACGCGCTCGTTCAGCTCCCACCGCCCGTCAGCACTGCGCGCCGGCAGCATCCATGTGCAGCCGGTCTGCTCATGCGTCACCCTGGCGGCCCCTTGCGCCGCGCCGTCTCGCACCGGCGTAGGCTCAAATCCCAGCGTCGCCATAGCGGCTGCCAGCTCCGTGCGCCGCGTACCCGCCTGCATCATAGCTCGCACCGTAGCTGCTCCGGCCATCTCTTCCACCCCGCGCGCGTCCACGCGCTCGAAAACATACACCCGCGGCAACTCAGGCCGCGCCGGCCAGGTCAGAGCCCTCAGCCGCAGCCGCGTACCATGCAGCACATGCTCCACCAGCAGCCTCTTATTGTGAAAAGCCGCCGCGATAAATGCCTGCTCCGCGTAAACCGGCAACACCGGCGTAGGCATCTTGCTCGCCTGGTACGGGTCAAGCCCCCGCTCCAGCACCGCACCCAGGTGGTACAACCTCTGCGGGTGCTCCGGTAAAAATCTCCAGTACCCCAGCTGCCCGCCAGGCACTCCGTCCCCTCTCGCTATCGTCAGCGAGTCATCCACGCTCGTGAAATTCAGAGTCACCAGCAACGCCGCCAGCTCACAGCTCCGCGTCCCGTCTAGTTTCTCCGGCTTCGGCAAAACCTCTCTGCTCATAATCTTTTCTCAGGATTGCAAGTCATAGCTTGGTTATACGTCAAAACGCCGCGCAGGCGGCGTGCGGGCTCATTCAGGCGCTTGCGCCGGTAGAGCTGTCAAACGGATAGATAGCACCCGTGTAGCTGCGCTCACGCGCGCCTTCGCGGCTCAGCGTATACGGCGCAGCCGTCAGCACGCTGGTGGTGGCCGTGGGCGCCTCACCGTTCAGCCAGCAATCCGCCGGGCAGCCGTTTTGCAGCTCGATGGCTGCCCCCAGCTTGAACCCGGTGCTGACCGTGCTACCCTCTGTATACGGCACCTCGCCGCTCAGCTCCACGCTCACTTTCTGCTTGTACAGCACCAGGCCGCAAACCTCGCCATTGTTATCCAGCTGCTCGTATGTCTCAAACTCCGGCGTATAGCTCACCTGGGACACAAAAAGCCCTGTCTCCTGTTTTGGAATGCCGAACTCCGGCGTCTTTCCTTGTCTGTGCATGTTTTCTTTTCTCCTTTCTGTTTTTGTTGTTTACCGGAGCAGAAACAGACCCGCCTCCGCTCCGGTTAAATCTCTATTATTTACTTCCCCCTGGCATCCACCGTTCGGCTTTTCGAAGCACGGGACTTTAGTCCCGCCTCCCCTCAGAATTGCACATACGCACGGAACGCCAGCACCCCCTCATAGCCCGCGCTGCTCACCTCCGGTCTTGCCGCCTCAGCGAACAAATCAAGCACCAGGAACGGTGCAGCCGCATACTCCGGGTCAAACTCCGCCCGCGGATCCACCAGCGCACGCCGGCGCCAGGGCTCACTCAGCACCTCCCGGCTCGCCTTGCCCACCGCACCCAGCAGCTGCTTTATCTCCTCAGCGCTCAGACTGGTGGCAGCCAGATTGACCACCACCTGGCACTCCAATCGGTACGTCTCATTCCCTGGGATTATTTCCTCCACATCCTCCACGCGCACCTCCACGCGGGCCTCCTGTGGCTCCGGGTCATTCACCATGCCCACCACTGGCAGCTCCACCCCTTGCTCTGCCAGCCGCTGCCGCAGCGTGGAGGCCATGGATTCCGTAAAAAATTGCATTCTGTTCATAAGCCTGTATTCATTTCATCCTGCTTTTCAGCCCTTGTATTCGCTTCTTTTGCAGCCGCTTCAACTTCTTTCGCAGCCCCGGCATCTGTCTGTCTACTATTATCTGTAAATCCCGGTAGCCTCCCTTGTTGCGCGCCTCCAGCGCTGCCTTATACTTCACGCTGTGCCGTATTTTCGCACTACCTTTACCCTGCTGCCTCGCCACCGCTGCCGGTAACTTGGCTCCGCTCATGTTCGCCAGCGCCTTCCACCCCGCCATGAGGCGCCCGGCGCGTTTCTGGCGTGCTTTAATCTCACGCCGCACGCTTGCCACAGTGGCCACATGCCGCACTCCGTGCCAGTGCATCCTTGCCGTGGCTCCCCTATAGCGCGGATAAACCTTGTAATTCTCCCGATTTGCGGCCATGTGCGCCCCTACATTCTTCACAAACTCCACCCTGCGCCCCACGCCAAGCGCCGCCAGTGCGCTTTTGCTCACGCGGCCACGCACTACGCGAAACGGGCTCGCGAGCCCATAAGCCGCTTGACCTTTCTTGTTCTTTGCACTGCTGCTATCGGGCGCGAAATATGCCCTCAAGCGTCCGCTGCTGTCGCGATACCACCGAACATCCTTATCCTGATAGGCTTCCATAGCTCCATCGCCCTCGAAATCCTCCTGGATTCTCGCCCTTAGTTTCTTCAGCGCAGTACACACCGCCGCCTTACTGTTCCCTGGCGGTGTACACTTCACCATCATCTTTGCCGTCTCTGCGCCGTATGCCTTCACCGCTTCCAGCTGCTCCTTATCGATCTCCGCGCTCCACCTCAGCAGCTTCCGGTTCAGCCGGCGCAGATCCACCTTGCATCCCAGTTTCATCGCTTCCTCAGCGCCACATCCAGATGCCAACTCGTATCATACGCCCAGCCCGTCACACGCAGCACCTCGTAAACCTGCCCGCCCAGCTCCAGGCGGTCGCCTATCTGCGGCCGCCGCGTCAGCTCGCTCCGGCTCACCAGTATCGTGCGATCACACAACAGCAGCGCACCCGTCACGCTGGGCAGCTCCAGCACATTCTCTGCCGGACTACTCACCACGCGCAAGCGCACACGCTCGCCGCTCGCACGCCGCACCAGCACAGCAGACTCTCCCGCCGTACTCCTCAGCTCCGCATCTCCCTGGGAAAATATCTCCTCCAGCTCGCTCATGATAGTCAAATCACCTATCGCCAATTCACCAGGCCCCTGTCTCCAGGGGCCCGGCGTATGTAGACAGCACCGGCAGCGTTTACTTTTACGCGGTCTTGAGCACCTTGATAGCCTCAGCGTCAGTCACACTCACGCCCATCATTGTCGCCACTACTACCTTGATGGCATTCTTGCCAGGGATGTAGTAGGTGGCAATCGTCAGCGGAATACCCACACCCTTATGCTGCATCTGCTGCACAGAATCGTAGGCGGCCGGGATAAAGTACGGAGCAGCCAGGCCGATGGCAGCGCCGCGCTTGTTGGCCACCAGACCCACAGCGTTGGCGCCCAGGGCGTCCGTATCCTGCACCTTGGCTACCATATCGGCGTCCAGGTCGCGGGGCGTCAGGCTGTCCCTGTTGGCAGCCTTCAGTGCGCCGTAGTGGGCAGAATCCACCAGCATGCCGTGCACATGCGGCTGCACAGATTCTGTCAGCTCCTGGTTGGCGTAACCGAAATTAAACTTGCCATCCTCGCTGCCAATCTCGGGCACCACGATAGCCTGCACCTTCTTGCTGGAGTCATCAGCCTGAGCGGTACCTTCGGCCATGTTTTCAAAAGCATACTTCAGCACGCGCTTCGCCACACGGGAAATCATGCCCTGAATCAGCAGCTCCGGATTGATACCCTGCTGGATATTGCGGGCGTAGATAGTCACCACGTCATCAATCTTGTGCAGCTTGATGACGGCGCTGGAACTCTTGGCACTGTCGCGCTCATCAAAGTCCTCGTAATTATCCACAGCGGCCTCGCCGCTGTCATCATAGATACCCACCTCAAGCTCAGGCAGTGCTTTCGGGTCGCCCTGGAGAATATAATCCTCCGTGTAGGTGGTACTGAATGCACCCAGCGGAGCCAGCAGAGCAAAGAAGCGCTCGATCGCCTTCTTCGCCACCACATGCCAGCCCTGGAGCGTATGCGCATCAGATACCCCGTGCATCTCCGGATTGCTTGCCAGGTCCATGGCAGCCTGCTCAGCCTCTGCCACGGCCAGCTTCACAGCGTCAGTGTTGAAACCCAGCGCCGTCAGCGCCTTGGCGTCCATCTGCGCCAGTTGCGGAAACAGGTGCACCATCTGAGCGCGGCTCTTGTCCTTCATCGTTACGCGCTGTGCAAGCGCGGCCATCTCTTCTTTAGTCATGTCTCTGTGTTTTCTATTTGTTTGTGTTGCGCCCTTCCGGGCAGATTTTAGGGAAAATAATCAATGCAGCGCATACCTCGCTGCCAACGCCGGGCGAGTGCTCAGCACCGCCATACGCTTCATGGCCGGCATAGCGTCAAGCTCCTCCATTGTGAACTCCTCACGCACCGCCCCACCGGCAGCTTGCACTCCGGGCAGCTGCGCAGGGCTCGCACCCATCTGCGCCAGCAGCTCCGCCTCGCGCTTCGCCATCTCCGCCTTCACCTGCTCAGCCACCATCCGGCTGATATCCTCTTGCGTGGGCTCAGGCGTGGGCTCAGGCGCGGGCTCAGGCGTGGGCTCAGGCGCGGGCTCAGGTGCGGGCTCAGGTGCGGGCTCAGGCGTGGGCTCAGGCGTGGGCTCAGGTGCGGGCTCAGGCGTGGGCTCAGGTGCGGGCTCAGGTGTGGCGCAGTCTCCGCACATCGCCATGCGCAGGCATCCGCCATAATCAAGCAACCCCGCCGCGTAATCCGTGGCAGGTTCAGGCTCAGGTGCCGGCACTGGTGTAGGCTCAGCCTCAGAATTTTCTCCGCGCTCAACCTCATCCAGGAAGCCCTTGGCCAGCGCTTCCTCCGCGGTGTAAATCTTCATGCTCTGGTGCTCCGCGCTCAGCTCCGGGCCGGTGCTGCCGCAGCGGGCGGCCATGTCAGCAAACATCTGGTCCCTCATCTTCACCAGATGCACCGCCTGTGTCATAATCTCATCCACCGTCCCGTAGACTCCGGCGCTGGGCTGGTGGAACATCAGCGTGGCATTCTGGTGAGCCCTGCGCACCGTGCAGCACTGCACCAGGTAACTGGCCATACTCTGCGCTGTGCCGTACACTTCAGCCACAGTCTCCATGCCGCACGTCTTGAGGCAATCACCCATCGCCAGGCCGTCATAGCAATAACCGCCCAGGGAATTGATGCGCACCACCAGCCTGGTGGCGCCGCTCTCCTTGGCCTCCTTTACCTTGTCCGTGAACTCCACCGCCTCCGTGTCCCAGCCTATGCAGCCGGCTACCGTCAGCGTTGCTGTCTCGCCCGCCATGCTCAGCTGTGCGCTGAACTCCGGGCCCGTCTTTCCTTTATTTTTCTTATTCTTAGCCATAAAAAAACTATTCACTATTCACTGTTCACTGTTCACTATTCACTATTCACTATTCACTATTCACTATTCACTATTCACTATTCACTATTCACTATTCACTATTCACTATTCACTATTCACTATTCACTATTCACTATTCACTATTCACTGTTCACTATTCACTGTTCACTATTCACTGTTTCGGGGTCCTCATCCGGCAGCGGCTCCGGCTCTGTTTTCTGCGCAGGCAGCGGCACAGCACCCACAGCGCCGCGCCGCAATTCCTCATAACTGATGCCGTACTCAGCCGCCACGCGCTTCTGGTAGGCTATCTCTGCCGCCCTCTTGCGTGCCAGCTGCTGCGGCGTGCGTCCCGTGGTACGCAGCGTATAGTCCTCATTATCGGCCATCAGCTCGTTTGTCAGGTCAATCTGCGCCTTGCTCATGCGGGCCAGGTCAATAGTCATATCTCTTTCAGGCACCCAGCGCACATTTTGCCACGCCGCATCCCGGCACGGCCGCAGGCGCCCCGTGGCTACCTCGCAGGCAATCACATGGCGCCATATCCTGTTGGCCAGCACTTCCTGATCCTCCAGCATTACATCCTGGAAACGCCTCAGCTTTTCCAGGGAAAAACGCGTTGCCGCGCTGCTCAGCTCATTGGTCGTATAAAGCATTTCCGGGTCCAGCGTCACCGCTTGCGCAATGCACTTCACCAGGAACTCAAAAAACGTCTGCAACTGCTGGCTGGGCCGCGTGTCGCTGATGGCCTTGATGTCCCACCCCTCCGGCAGGCTCGTAATACTCAGCCCTGTACCCAGCTCATACTTCGGCACTCCTCCCTGTGTGGCCCCCGGTTTGCGCCCGGCGTGGTTGCCACCGAAATCAAAGCCGCTGGCTTTTTCTGTTTTCGTGCTCACCAGCCCCATGGATGCCGCCAGCTTCACGCCCTGCTTCGTGTAACCCACGATGGTGAGAATATCCTTGCCATTTCTCAGAGCCGCCGCCAGCAGTGTACGGCCGCGCTGGCGCGTCGGATCCGGCTGGTGCTGGTAAAGCACCACCTGCCACGCCGGCAAGCGCGTGGCCGTGCCGTCTTCGGCTTGCAGCCAGTAAGCCACAGCCTTGCCGTGGCGGTCCGCTTCAACCCCATTCTGACCGCCGCCGGCCACCTGCGGCGCGCGGTAAAACGCAAAAGCCGCCCCGCCGTCCCCCGCAAAGGTTGGCACCACGGCCACGTCACCGTCCACGATGGCGCTGCGCTCGCAGAACCTCATCGCCTGCCGGTAGTTCACGCGGCCGGACAGGTCAAACGTGTGCGGATTCTTCGTGCGCGCATTCCACACCGCCAGCGCCAGCTCATTCCACTCTTCATCCGTGGTCGCCGGCAGCGGCGTCAGCACGCCCGTATAGCGCACCATCTGCTCCACAGCGGCCGTGATGGGCGCGCAGTTGGCATGCAGGCTGCGCGCCCGCTTGTACGTCACGTTATGGTCCGCGGCATCCCATTCATCATTGGTCCGCAGCGGCCATGGCGTATATCCCCAGGCGTCATCCTGCCGGCTGGCATCCAGCGCCCGGTTGCTCATCTCCGGGGCCGTGCCGCGCCGGAATAACCTCATGATTCTCTTCAGCATGCCGTTCCCGGGTCAGTAAAATGTTCAACCCGCACCGGATTCACCGTGCGGCCCTCCTTATACTCCAGGCACAGCTGGTACAGCTCCACGGCCTTCTCCGGCGTCAGTGTCAGCTGCCGCGTATACCCCGTGCCGCTGCCCGTGCTCGCCACCGTGATCACGCTGCCCGTGTTCAGCTTCGCCATGGCCTCTTTCAGTAATTTGCGCAGCTCCGGCGCCGTGTATGTCGCCGCATAAGCCCGCACTATGGTATTCGTGATTTTCATCCTATTTTTTTATTCCCCCTCTGCGTCCACCGCAGCATCTTCCTCCATCAGCACCGCGCTGGCCTCAAAGCGCCGCCCCAGCAGCCACCAGGCCACGCGCTGAAGCTTGATGCAGTCCCCATAGTGGTCATCTGGCACCTTGCGCCAGACCTCCTTTTCTCCCTTGCGCACCAGCTTCTGCCCGCTCAGCCCCTTCAGCAGCTCCAGGTCACAGTCCTCTTCTACCGGTAGCACCAGCCGCGGCTGCTCCCGCTTCGTGATGGTGCGGTCATACAGGCTCGTTTTCGCATTGTGGTCGCTGTATTGGAGCACCGGCAGCCCTGGCCAGGCATCACCCGCCTTGCGCACATAAAACGTGCCCACCGCCTCACTGGCGCCTTTGGTAGGCATCAGCATTCCCGGGCGCATACTGCACTCATCATACACATCACCGGTGCTGTACCCCGCGTCCACAAAACCCATATACGGCACGTGCTCCCCCCATTGCAGGCTCGCAAAATGCGGCGCCACCCCCGGCTCATCCACCACCGTGCGCATCTCGCTATCCAATGCCTCGCTCTCCTGCTCCAGGTGGTACTCTGTCCGGAACGCCAGCAGCGTCCCCCAGTCAATCACCCTCAGCTCGCCGCCCTCGTACACACCGCAGGCCACCCAGTGCGTCTGATTGCCGCCCGGATCATACCCAACACTGATGTAGTACGGCTCGCCTGGCACCTCTCCACGCCTGTACTCACCGCACAGCGCCGTGATGTGCTCCGGCTTCACCGTCACCTTCGTGAACTCATACGGCAAAGCGCACCAGGAATTGCGGAAATTTTGCAGATCCAGCGCCACCGTCAGCTTCGTGTAACACTCCAGGAACGCCCGCACGCACTTCCCCCAACTCACAAAGGGGCTGTACAGGCTATCCAGATGGTACCCGCGGTCCCGGCTCGACGGCTGCACCGTCTCGCTGCCGTACTCCTTGCGCAGCGCCTCGCTGCTCTTCCATCTGCCTTTGGCCATCAGCTCCGGCTTTTGCTCCTCCCATATCTCGCCGCCGCAATGAGGGCACACATAGCGCACCGTAGCCGCCGCCAGGTCAATATCCACCCCGCCACTCTCCGGCTTGTCCCACCTCATCGTCTCCCTGGTGAACATGAAAGCGAACTCCCCGCCGCAGTAAGGGCAGGGCATGAAGAATTGCCGCATATCCGTACCGGCAAAACCCTGCCAGAATTCGTTTTCCACCGTGGTGGGTGTACTCGTGAACAAATGAAAACGCCGCGGAAACCCCTTCGTGCGCTCCCGTATCAGCTGCAACGGCGGCGCCTCATCTTTCGCATTGTGCGGCCACTTCGCCGCCTCATCCCCAATCACCCATGCGCATGTTTCACTAGACAAATTTGCCGGGCTGCCCGTGCCCACAAAGCGCACACTCATGTGCGCCAGCTCATAATTCAGCGCCTGAAACGCCGCCGGATCCCCTGCTTTGATGTACCGCGCAAGCCCCGCATTCGCCTTGAGGAACGGCATCACCCTCTTGCGGCTGAAAAGCCGCACCTGCTCCAGGCTGGTCATCGCCCAGATGCCATTAGCAGGCTGCTGGGCCACAAAATAACCCAGCAAAGCAACCAGCAGCGCGCTCTTACCAATCTGCGCACCACCCGACACAAAAACATTCTCCACCGTCGGATCCCCCGCGCAGTCCAAAATCTCCCGCAAGTACGGCTGACGCTCAAAACTCAACGGACCCGGCGCATTCGGAGACGTATCACGCGGAAAAACCAGGTGCTTCTCGCACCAGGAACTCGCCGCCTCCCGCTCAGTCAATAACAAACCCTCTAACATGACACCGGCAGCAACGTCTGAATATACGCATCCAACGCCCTCACACCCTGGTTCCAGGCCGGACGGCTCGCCTGAAACGCCTTATGGAACGCCGGACGCATGCTATCCGGCAGCTCGCCCGCCAGCGTAGTCTCCCAATTCTGCACCACATCCTCCAGCTGCTGCATCGCGGACCGGATAGACGCCACACTAGACACGCTCACCCACTGCTGAGCCTCCACCTGGGCAGCCGCAGCATGCTTGCACGCCCTTTCATACACTTCGCGCGCCTCCTTTGCCGCCCGGTTCAGCGCCACCTGCTCCACCAGCACCTCACTGCCACGCTCCGCAGCCTCAGCCGCGCGGCAATACATCGCCCACGCCCTTTCCTTAGCCTCAACCGCACGCTGTAAATCATCCGCCGGCGCCCTTACCACCTCCACCGGAGCCGGTATGCGCGGCTCCGGCTTACGCGCACAAAACGCCTGCCACTTCGCGTCATTTTTGCGCTTCAACTCTCGCGCCCACTGAAGACTCACCCCCAGATGCTCCGCAAAAGCGCGCGTCATCATACCCTCTGCTGTTGTAGGTCTGCTCATTCTATATTTAACTTTCCCTAACCGTCCACCCACTTTCCCTAACTCCACCTCTGTAGCCGTTCCGGCAGCAAACACCAGGCACAAAGCCCCCACACCCCGCCACAGCGCCCTTTCCGCAACGCCGCGCCATCCACCACCCCACACCCCCAAAAGCCCCCGCAGGGAAAGCAAAATGCCACAAACACGCCCCAGCTTTCCCTAACTCCACCCCATCACTTTCCAAAAACACCTCACGGGCAATCATCAAAGCTGCTCACCCCACCACCAGCTGCTACCCACCATTAGCCACCCCACCCACCACCATCCACCGCCTCACCAGCAGCCACCGCCACACCCACCAGCCACCGCCACACCCACCAGCCACCGCCTCACCGGCAGGCGCCCACTTTCGCAAGCGCCGCTTTCGCTCAAAGCTCCGCTCCCACTCGCTGCCGCCCCAAGACTTCGTGCCGCAGGCTCAAAAAAAAGATTCCTTGCCCCCCCGTGCTTCAAAAAATTGCCTCACGGCTTCGGCCGTGCTTTTCAAAAATACAGCACGGCTGAAGCCGTGCTATTGAAAAAAATCTTCTATTCCTCCACATAGAGCCTCACCAAAATGCCATAAATACCACAACCCCGAAAACTAAAGATGCAGCAAGTCGTTTGTTGCCTCTAGTGTTGCCTGTATTATGACACAAAAAACAAAGCAAGCTGATAAAGCACTTACTTTCAATGTGCGATATATTTTTTTCTTTGTTTTATGCTGATATTCCAAAATCAAAAATTCAACATCCAGAATCCCGGTTCCCGCTTTCCCCGGAACCGGGAAACCCGGTTCCGGGGAGTTTTTTCAGAGCAGGCCGGCAGCAGCCAGAGCGCCGATAACGGCACCTGCAATGAGCTTGGCCCAGCTCTCCTTCACCCCCCAACCGGTCAGGAGACCGGTCAGCCAGCTGTGTTGTTCCTTATTCGTGCTCATAGGGAAATTTACATACGCGCGCGGCGGGCAGACAAACGCATCTGCACGGGGTAGACCATGCCATGCGAGAGAGCTTCAGCAAACATGCGGGCGGCATCTGCCGAGTGGGAGCAGGCATCGTGCACCGGGGTTTCGCGGTAAGTACCCCCTGCCCCGGCAGGCGCCGTGCGGTACATCTCCAGGCAGCGCAGCCCGGAGGGCTCCTTCTCCCCGCGGGGATTTACGCGCTGCTGCAGCGTGTCACGGTGGAACCAGCTGTGCGCCAGGATACCACGCAGTGAGTTGATGCCGCGCCAGATATCAGGGGTGCGGGGCACCACACGCACCGCGCTGATGCCTGCCGCGGCCAGGCTCTCCACGTACGAATGCCCGTGGGGGTCGCGGTGGGCGGCATCATGCGGCAGGAAATGGGCCGCTATGTGCCCGTAGCTCATTTCCCACTCACGCATCTTGCCGGCGTAATGCTCCAGCGGCAGCTGGTTGGCGGCGTAGTGGTTGAGCCAGTAGACATGCCCCCCATAGTTCTGCACAAGCCAGATGGCGGTGTGGTCGCTCAGCCCCAGGTCCCACGCGGTGTAGAGCGGCTCCTGCGGGTTGTATTCAAAGGCAGCACCGATGCGGCCCTGCTCACGCAGGCGGGCAATCTGGGAGCCGTAGATAGCGCCGTCGTTTCCGGTAGCAAAGGCTTCATCCGGGGTGGAGGGGTACTCCTGCCGCATGGCCGCGCCCATGGTACGCTCCATGCGCGTGTACCAGAGCTTCTGCGCGTGGCTGAGCTGCACCCCGCATTCGGACTCCAGCTTCTCGAAATAAGCGGCCTGCGCATCAGTCCACCCGGCGCGGCCAGTCAGGGCATAGTCCGGGTTATCGAACCAGCTCATGAAGAAGAAGCGGAAGTCCAGCGGGGAAAGTTCCTCCTTGGCTGCGTTTTCCATGGCCTGCGAGGTGAGCTCATAGTTCACGCCATAGCGGCCACCCTCGTGGGTGCTTTCCAGAATGATAGTACCCTCTGCCGGCACGGTGTTGATAGCCCCGGAGCGGATTTCGCGCGCCCGCCAGGGGGCATGCACCGAAACATGCGCCAGCTCGCTCACGTGCAGCAGTTGCAGCGTGCCGCCGCGCAGGGTGGTACCCAGGCGCACATCGCTGCCATTGGTGAAGGCCAGGCGACCGCGGGCATCTGAAGAGGGGTGAAGCTCTCCCTTTTTCAGACAGCCGGTCTGCTGCTTGATGAGGTACCCCAGACAGGCCAGCGACTGGTCAGCCTCATCCGCATGCGGTGGCAAGTAATCCAGATGCTCCCAGGCAAAGCGGATTTTCTCCAGTTTCTGCTCTGCATCCGGCAGGGTCTTATCGATGATTCCGGCATGAAAATTCGGGGTGAACAGGCAGCGGTCGAGCATGAGCATGGCCACATAGGTGGAAATGCCCAGCTGGCGCGCCTTGAGCACCACATTGCGGTGCCACAGGTGGCGGTGCAGGCGCAGCTGC